CATGTTTAAACACCTGCGCTCTCTGATAGTTCTGCTCTGATTTCGGCAGCAATTCGCATGAATGGGTCAATACCCCAACCTGTGCATAGTTGCGCTATTAGTAACGTTCCTACGCCTGCGCTGTAATCGCTTACACGGTGGCGCATGGCGCGAATGATGCTTTCCTCTACATAATCGCGGATAAATTCCGCTAATTCGTAGGTACTGTTTAAACGCTTGGCCGCTGCTTGAATTACTAAGTAGGCGGCGTGGTCGTTATCTAAAACTAAACTAATATCACGGGCGAATTGCTCGCCTGCTAATAGTTGCTCGGACATGATGTTTTCCAATCTGTTTAAACACTGACGGACTTTCCGCCGTGTTCGTGGGCCGCTAGGACTTGCACCTAGTGCAGGCGTTAAACCTGCGGCCCTGCCGCTTATCGTGCGGCTAAGTCTGCTGCGCGTTGGTTTAGATAATCGCGTGTAGCCTGCTCTAATGGGAGCAGGGTTAATAGTTCCGCGAGATTGTTTAAACGGTTAGCGCTGTCGGTAAATTTCTCATCGCTTATCGTGCTGTACTGTGAGAAGTCTGCCATCGCTGCCACGAATTGCGCCCATGCCTTAATCTTGGAGCCGTTTAAGGTTCCATGATGCAAGCGAATTTCCACCGTGCCGTGGCGTTCGTATGAATCAAGGTTAAGGGATGCGTAACGGTGAGCGTAAGGGGTTAGTGCCTCAAAATTGGCGATGCGGCCATTACGCACATATTCCACCCATAAATCTAAACGGTTAAGCGGCACGCTAGGGCAGAATTTATTGTTTAAACGGCTAGGGGCTACTAGTGCGCCAATCGTGGCGTGTGCGAAATTCCAATTATGCACTAGCGCGGCGATGCCATCAGTGCCGTAATGGTCGGCCCCGATATGCACGTGGTAGCCCGTCTGCTTGTTAACAGTTGCGCCGCCTGCAAGTAGCGCACGCGCTGCCTGCTTGGTTTCGTTTAAACGCTCATCGGTAAGAATTGGCGAAACCGCCTCGGCACTGACTAAATATGTGCCGTCTGATTTAGCCGCCCATGTTAGGCCGCTCGCGTTTAAACGATGTTGAGCCTCTGAAATTGAGAGGTTAGATACTTCTAACTCTATGCCGTAGGTTTTCATTAGAATGAGCCTTTCAAGGTTAGGGAGCAGATAGGGCAGACAGGCGCGCCGTATTCGTTAAGAGTTTTACGGCTTAGGCGTGCGATGTATTCCTCATGGATAACGGCAGGGGAGCCGCTGCAGGATACTTTAATGAGGCGCGTAGTCTGCTTAGGCTGCGCCTGTAGTTCAATCGTAGCGTGTGGATAGGCAGGCATTGCGGCCACGATTTCCGCGGCCCATGTTGGCAGCGCTGTGCCGTTTAAACCGCAGGAGCGCACGGCCTGGCGATAGATTTCGCGCTGCTTGAAGTCGCCACTAACTACGGCGGCAAGTAATGGCAGCACGGCAGCGGCCACGGCGGTTTTATCTGCTATGAGAGGCGTTACGAAGATTTCGCTGTTGAATTCCTCGCTTGCTGTTGGGGGTACTAGTTGAGCGTTAATCTGCTTACGCTTTCCCTGGGTAGCAGGAAAGCCGCAGGATAATTTCACGGTGATTTCCTCATCGCTTACGTTTAAACGGCGAGCGATAGCAGGCGCGGCCTGTATCGCCAATTCGTTTAACCACTGTTCACGGTTCATTTTATGTTTTCCAATCTGTGCCGCACTGTGCGCCACTAGGAGCAGAATACGCGAAAATATCGGGAATGTCTATTACCCCTGAAAGCCTTGATTTATAAGGGTTTTTTGCATGTTTTACGGTTTAAACGCTCCCCGATTCTGCCTTGATTGCCTGCCTGTTTTCATGCCCTATTTTCTAAGTTACTAGCGAGTAACCATGAGGAAAGCATTATTTCACGCTGTTTTTTAACATGTGCGAAATATCGGGAATGGCGCTCGCTCATGATTTTAACTGTTTTTTTGCATGTTACCGATGAGTAACTTAGGCGATGCTTGCACGCTGCCGCCTGCTCATGCTGCCGCCGCCGCGATTACTAGGCGGAGCGTTTTGCTAGTACTAGCCGCGGCAAGTGATAGCAGGCAAGCAAGCAGGCACAGCACAGCACGCAGCACGGCATTGCATGGCTTGCAAGTGAGTGAGTGAGCGTGCATGCAAGACCCCAGGGTTATTAAAATGGTTGCGGATATGTGTATGTGTATCCACCCACATAAGTTTGCTAGGATGTATAGCCTCTGACCAGCACTTTTAGTTGTAATATAGGATGTGAGGTAATTCACAGGCACAGAAGTGTCCGCTAAGGACCTTCTGGACACCTATAGCATAGTAGAGGGCGTAACTATGGAAGCCCTCGCAAAGCACGCTAGCGCCCTCTAGGGGCGCGCCCTAAACGAAGCCCTAACCTACGGCTTCGGCTACGTTTAGACTTCGCCTACGCCTTCGGTTATTAAGCCTGCCCCAAGGCTCCAAATAGTCCGCCTTGGGAGCAAATACATTATGGAAAAAGAAAAAATAAAAAGTGCCGCTAGCCATCGCAGCGATGCCATCAAGAAACAAGTAATAGATTTTTTAATGCAGGGGTATTCTGTCCAACGAGCCATGGATGCCGTAGGACGTAGCGTTAAAACCTACGAGTACTACCGTAAGACGGACCCACAATTTGCCACTGCCTGCGACAAGGTTCGCTCTATGACGGCCCGTGGCGAAATCAATGCTCCGACTAGGGAAGTACCACCCTTCCCAGAATTTTCTAAAACCTATCTTGGTGTTGAAGTTTTTGAACACCAAAAACACTGGATTGATTTATTAGAGGGCGTTGAGCCTACGGACTTACATCCTGCCATCTCTTATGAACAGGGTAGCCCAGATTTAATTATCGTCAACACTCCGCCTGAACACGCAAAGTCCACGACCATTACGGTCAACTATGCGGTATACCGAATTTGCCAAAACCCAAATATCAGAATCATGATTGTGTCTAAGACACAGGCTATGGCGCAAAAGTTCCTGCTCTCCATAAAGAACAGACTTACACATCCTCGTTATCAGGATTTACAATTAACCTTTGGTCCTCCAGGGGGCTACGAAAAGAATTCTGATTCATGGAAGCAGGACCTAATTTACCTTTCATCAGAAGCACGCGACTCTGGCGAAAAGGACCCAACCGTACAGGCCATCGGTATTCGTGGCCACATCTACGGTGCGCGTGCTGACTTAATCATTATGGACGACTGTGTTGACCACACCAACGCCCATGAATATGAAAAACAGATTGACTGGATTCAATCCGAAGTTATGTCGCGTATTGATAACGACAATGGCCGTCTGCTGGTAGTTGGAACTCGCCTTCGCCCGAAGGACCTTTATTCAGAACTACGCGACCCTATGCGTTACCCAGACGAAACTTCGCCTTGGACTTACTTCGCACAACCTGCAGTATTAGACTTTGCAGAGGACCCGAAGGATTGGACAACTCTCTGGCCTAAGACCAATATGCCACCAGTATCTGGCAATGGTGTTCCAGATGAGGATGGCCTTTATACTAAGTGGGATGGACTTGCCCTTAACAAGAAACGTGGCCGTATGTCGCCAAACTTGTGGGCTATGGTTTATCAACAGCAACAAGTACATGAAGATTCTGCTTTCCCATCAGAAGCCATTAAGGGCGTTATCAACGGCGCTCGCAACTTTGGCGTTATTCCTAAAGGCAAGAACGGTGTTCGCTGGAACGGTATGGATGGCCTTATCGTTATTGCAGGACTTGACCCTGCAGGCTCAGGTTTCACCGCAGCAGTTTGTTTAGCATTAGATGTTTCTACTCAGAAGCGTTATCTGTTAGACGTATCAAACGTAGCAGGCATGAAGCCTGATGCGATACGTGGTCTGATTAAAGACTGGACAGATAAATACAATGTTTCTGAGTGGCGTGTAGAGAAAAACGCATTTCAAACAATGCTTACTCAGGACCGTGAGGTACGTGAATACCTATCGGTAAGGGGTGCAATGTTACGAGAACACCATACTGGCCAAAACAAATGGGATACTGACTACGGAGTTGCATCCCTTACTACGTTATTTTATGGCTGGGAAGATGGCGAAGCACTTATTGAATTTCCATCTACACATGCCTCAGAAGGAATTAAGGCTCTTATTGAGCAATTAGTTACTTGGTATCCAGATGCGCCTAAATCGCAAAAGACAGATACCGTTATGGCTTTCTGGTTTGCTGAATTAGCATGCCGCGACAGATTAGTAACAGCAACAACATTCGCACGTACTCACAATCGCATGAGTATGTTTCACACTAAATACGATGCCAGCAGGCAATACGTAGTAAGTATCAATTAAAGAACAGGAGGTGGGCGTGTCTATTTCTTTGGAAGAAATCAAAGATAACTACTACCGCTATAAGCAAGCGTACGCAGAGCGCGACTCACGTATGGAGCAAGTACTTCTTGTTCGTAAAGGTCGCATGCGCGATGTCTTTCCAGATTTATTTCCAGACGGCCCATTTGAAAATCCAATCGTGGCTAACATGGTGGATATTTCTGCACGCGACTTATCAGAAGTTATTGCGCCACTACCTGCATTTAACTGCAACTCACCAACAATGGTTTCAGAAACTGCACGTAAGAAAGCAGATAAGCGCGAGGAAATCGTTAACGCTATTGTTGACTTTTCTGATTTACAAACCCAGATGTTTAACGCATCTGATAAGTACGTAACCTACGGATTCGTACCTGCTCAGGTTGAAATTGACTGGGAAGCACAGATGCCACGCATCCGTTTCTTAGAATCTTACGGTTCATATCCTGTAATTGATAGATTTGGCCGTTGCAATGCGCTATACCAGCGCGTACAAAAGCCAGTACAAGAGTTAATGGCAGCGTATCCAGAGTACGCACACATCATTTACGATAAAGATTTAGATACAACTATGTTGGAAATTGTCCGTTA